TTCCAAGTCTAATGATTAACCCGCCTCCCGGTGGCATAGAGGAGCATTTCATTATGGTCCTTGGTAAACTCGATCTAATGTCGGACCAAGGAAACGACCCTGCCAATTACCAGAAAATGGGCTTTGTAGGGAGCCCAGACGGGGCTACAATAGATGGTGGCTATGGAGGTTTACCATTCCAGGTATTATACAGGGAAACCCGCAGGTATTATGCCGACCCCTCACAGACCTACAACTCCCCCGGACAAGCAGGTACATTCGCAGGGTTGGCGGGAAACCCCGGTACGACTCCCTCACGCTTGGTAGCCAACTTATCATTGGTTGACCGCACGGTGGGGGGTTATCCTGACCTTTTGGTAGGTCCCGGGATTACAATCCTTAGAATTTGGAACGTCTTTACTGCAAATAGACTTAGTCAAGGTTTGACTGGAGGCAACCCCGGTGATTCACAGGCTCTAGAATTTATCGATCAGACCTCAAGAACGAATCTTACCATCCCTGCATTACAGTGGAATATCATTGGGAAGGAACGTAGCCTGTCTCCAACGGAAGAAGCCGTGTATTATTCAAACATTTTATTGAATGCCTCTGATGATTGAGGGTTCGAAATGTACGGGCAAACATACTCGATGGATATTCAGGAGCATTTTTACTCATACGGCGAAATCGCCGCTCGTTATGTCTCCTCTAACGTGAGTGAGATGGTAACGGATACAGTTAACGACGTCGTTCAACCAGTGATACCAGAAGTGCTGCAACCGACTTTAGCCGACCCGATTGAACGTTTAATCAAAGAACAGGGAAAAAGAGTTATCGATGAGGCAATATTTGGGGCGGTTCAGTACGCTTTTAGAAATTTAGCAGAAAAAGAAGGAGTCAAACGAACCGTCGGAAAGGTCGGGACTCGGTTTTTACCATATGTTGGTTGGGCATTGTTTGCCAAAGACGTGTACGACGTGACTCAATTTGTACGTGAGGAGTTTTTATGATCGAGCTCGATACGATTCAAGATAAAAGGCTCGACCAACTTGAACAAAAATTGATGTTGATTGAGCAAACGATGATTGAAGTCAAAGGAATGCTACGTGTTGTCAAGGGTTTAGCGGTTGGTGTTGCCGGTGTTGTCGGTCTTAATGTGCATCAGATATTGGTATAGCACACGTCGCATATCCAAAGTTGAGGCCAACTGTACGGACCTTTGACAAAATCAATGTATTCGTGGGCGTCGCCATCAAATCCACAGATACAACATCGTACAATCATGAGTTGTGTTGCCCCTTGGAATACAATTGGTTTACCATTTCAGGGTTCCAGGAGTAACACCGTTCAAAGGATATGTTGCAATCCATACAAATAACGTAATCTTTGACACCATAGGGTGTCCCCCAGGGGGTGCATAGGATTTCAGAATCGGCATATTCTTCCCAACGCCCGTCTTCACATTTACATGGGCATGCGTTAACTAGCATTTGCACCAAAACTCCGTACAACACTTCTCAACATCTACCCACATGTGAGATGATGAGGGCTCTATCCACATGAAGTTTTGACCACATTTAGCGCATTCAATGCCCTTCATGACTGGGTCGCCTTTTTCTGAGTTCCATTTGAGCCATTTAATTGATTTTTGCATGCGCCCAATGATTGAACCGCATTCACAAAGAAAGGTATTTTGAGTTGCCATTATATCCACACCTTCTGCTCGGGCTTTTCGGCGCAGTCGCACTCACATTCCAGGGTGTGGTCGGGGTCATAAAAATCATAAAAAGTACATACGACGCAACTCATTGCTCATCATCTCCTGAGAGGGTGGTAATTTGCCGCCTTAGAGTGATTAATCGAGCTAATCCACGGGAGCCGAGCGTTTTTATCGCCTCATCAATCGCTTGAGACACCTTGTAGCCACCTTCTTTCATCAGTTTCAGAACCGCATCTGATTCATCGCTTACCGTTATGGAGTATTGATTCGCCATCGTTTGCCCTAAATTCCACTAGTATAATAATGTTATTTTGTATTTGAATCCTATTCGGGGTCAAAGGTTTCATAGCCTATGGCTAGTTAGCATGGGATGGTGTGGTGGGCGTAGTCTATTAAGAGCCGCTTTGCGAGTACGCCCGACGACGTGAGTTGGTAGGGAAGATTGAGGTGTTGTATAGGTGGCCGACCAGATTTTTTAGTTTACTTTATACACTGTAGGCGCCTGCAAATACCATGGCAAAAGCCCAGACGAAAGATTTTGAAGTATTTGAGACTATTACTGCTAACGCAGGTGGTGCAGTGAAAACTATTGACCTTAACACATTTGTAAACGTGGCCGATATGGAAGCGTTCGGTGTTGAAGCCATTGAAGTAGGAATTAACGCTACTGAGGCAAGCCCACAAAACGGGATTTTCTTTTGTCAAGTAGCCCTTCAAGATTTGTCAGCCGGTTTCATCAACCACGCTGATTATGATTCCATCTATCTCAATTATACTAACGTACCAGATGGTTTTCGTGAGGATTCACTATCTCTGGGCGACGTTGCGCAAATTCGTTACCTACCAGGAGGACAACTCCAACTACGTGCCGATCGAATGAGCGCTACGACCGACATTGATTTGTACGTTAGAATCACCGGTCGCATTAGTAAACTTTCAGCCGCCGATTACATGGCGCTAGCATTGACCAACTCTCTAAACTGAGGCGGTATAGTGCCTGTACCAAAACCAAAGCGTAACGAAGGATATACCACCTACGTAGCTCGAGTGTTTAAACACGTTAAACGTAACAAAACTTCCTTGCGTGGTAGTCACGTCGGACGTGGCAAAAACCGAAAACTAGCGGCCCCAGTAGTCATGAAGCGTATCGGTGTAGAATGGAGAAAGCATTCTCGTAGTTTGAAAAAGAAAAGGAAGTGAAAAAATGCCAAGCCGTGGAAAACAACGTATGCTTCAAGGGACCTTTGGTTCACTTACTTACCAATCGGGACTAATTGAACCCGGCAATGCCGAAGTTCAGCCATTAGCCCTTGAACCATCGGGAGTACAATTCAACGAATTGGCAGGTAATTACATGGGCGTAAAACGCCACAACGACGAATTGTATGTTGTTGACGTTACCCCGGGAAGTACAAACCCTCACGTAGCGTCTAATCAGAGATTTATGACTTCTCAGTATGTTGACCTTAGGGACCTATTGGACCGCAAAACAGGAATAGATGATGTCATCATCAACATTCAGCGTATGTATGAAAATCCGTTTCCAAGTCTAATGATTAACCCGCCTCCCGGTGGCATAGAGGAGCATTTCATTATGGTCCTTGGTAAACTCGATCTAATGTCGGACCAAGGAAACGACCCTGCCAATTACCAGAAAATGGGCTTTGTAGGGAGCCCAGACGGGG